GCTGTGCTCAAGCGAGAGGCCGGTAAATAGTCCCTGTGGGACACCACCTCAAGTCTGTGACTTGAACCCCGCAAACCTCAATCCCGAATAAGAAATGGCCGCACCATTTCAGAATTATTCCGGCGGTGTCCTTCTGGCGGACATCGTAAAAAGGAATAATCTCAGCACCTATGTGGCTGAGGCAATCAAAGAACGCAGCCAGTTCATCAAATCTGGCGCTGTGGTGCGTAATGCACTGCTCGACGCTCGTGAAGGTGGCACGCGAATTCAGGTTCCTGAGTTCAACCCTGTGTCTCCTACGGAAGAGATCTTTGACGGCACCGCTACCTGGGGCACCAGTGGCGCTGGCTATCTGACTCCTCAGAAGATCGGCACCGGAACCCAGATTGCATCCATCGTTCACCGTGGCTTTGCCTATGCCGTGGATGACGTTGCAGTCCTGGCCGCTGGTGAAGACCCGATGCTTCACATCCGTAACCAGCTGGCTGACGCCATCAACAAGCTGAACACTGACCGTCTGTTCGAGCAACTGACTGGTCTGTTCCACACTGCCCTCAACGACCACCGTCTTGAGAAGCAACTGGGTGGCTCCGGTTCTACTGCTGAAGCCAACTACCTGACCGCTTCAACCGTTGCAGAAGCCCGCTCCAAGCTGGGTGAGCGCGGTGAAGAGATGGATCTTCTGATCGTTCACCCCTCCGTGGCTTACTACCTGTATCAGGTGGGCCTGCTGACCTTCTCCACCTCTGCACTTGCTGCTTCTGGCGCGGTGACCTGGGGTGGCGGCGGTGTTGGCGTCGGCGCTCGTGAGGTTGGTGAGTTTGCTGGTTGTCGCGTCATTGTTGACTCCCGTGTCAACATCAACGACCCGACTTCTACTGGCAACCGTCAGGAGTTCCGTTGCTACATGATGAAGTCCGGCACCATCCTTGAGGGTGTGCAGCAGGATCTTCGGATTGAAGCTGACCGCAACGTGCTGTCTAAGCAGGACGTGCTGTCTGTGGATTATCACTCTGCTTATCACGTGATGGGCACCAAGTGGTCTTCTGCTTCTGACAACCCCACCAACGCAAACCTGCGTACCGGCAGCAACTGGGCTGCCACCTACGACATCGACCTCATCCCTATGGTTGAGATCTTCGTCAACTCTCCTCTGGATAACGGCCTCAAGTCCTGATCTTGACGAGACAAATGGCCCTACCATTAGGTGGGGCCTTCCTTTTTTGCTGATATGGCTGCCACGATCAACGCCACACTCCAGAGCGAGACAGCCAACAGCTTTGTGACGTTGGCTGAAGCCAACACGTATTTTGAAACCGTCCCAAGCAGTACCAACTGGGACGACAAGACGGATGACCAGAAAAACCGTGCATTGATCTCAGCCACGCGCTGGATTGACACGTTGAATTTTTACGGTGATCGTTGTGATCAGAGCCAAGCACTGAGCTGGCCACGCAACAACTACCACGTGGATCGTGTTGAGCTTGCTTGCTCCGCAATCCCTAACGACATCAAATATGCAACGTATGAGCTGGCCAATGCGTTGGCGAACGATACGGACTCGATCACTGGATCGACAGGTGACACGGGACTGTACGAGTCAGTCAAGCTTGGGGAGATGGAGGTCAAGTACAACACTTCGAGCCAGGCTACGGGAACAGTTAATAACGTGTTTGATGTTTATCCTTGGCTGCAGTCTTACCTTGGTGCTTACTGCCTTGGCGGTAGTGGGAGCTATCAGGTCCGTACTGTGAGAGGTTGACATGCCAGGAGCACTCGACAGCGCTTTTAAAAACATTGCCAAATCGGTTGTTGCCGATCTAGGCAAGTCACTTGACCACACCATTACATACACCCGTAAAGCATCCCCCAGCTACAACATCAGTACCGGTGCAGTTACCTCAACAGACACCAGCTACTCCTTCAAGGCTCCTTTGGAGTTCGTGAACTCCGACGAGGAAGCTGGTTACCAAGAGAACGTTGCCAAGCTGTACATTACGCCCGACCAAATCGGCGACAACCAAGCCACGCTTCAGGACGAAATCAGCCTGACTTATGCAGGATCTAGCCGCACCGCCAAGATCCAAGACATCCAAACGTATAAAGGCGGGCAAGAGTATATGTACATCCTTCGGTTGGTGTTCTGATGACGCTCGTAAACGCCAGGGCTGCAATCGAAGCTGCCATAAACACTGCAGTGACAGACGCCGATGGCACGGTTTCAGTGGTGTTCGACAACATGCCGTTCACAACACCGGGCAAAACCAAAAAATACGTGCTGGTCACAATCAACTTTGACCAAGCCACGATCCAAGCGCACGGTGCAGCCGTCGATCAATACGCCGGCACGGTCCAGTGCGGCATTTTTACCCCTAAGAACAAAGGCACTGCCGTCGCGGCTGCCATCGCTGAGTCAGTCATCGACGGTTTGACCTCAGTCAACGCTTCTGGCTACACCGATACTTACTCGTCAGTCCCCCGTGTTGGCACGATCACCGGTCCAACGGCTGTATCCACTGAAGACCAAAGCCATTTCGTCAGCGTGATCCGCTGTAACTTCACGGCAGTCTGATGGCCAAAAAACCGCTTAGTGCTCTAACCAAGGACCTGCGCAAGTTTGTTGAGGACGGCCGAGCAGCAGCTGGTCCAATTGTCGTACGCAGCCTGCAGATTGAAGGCCCTTGGTGGACAGGCAACTTTGGAAGGCGTTGGAAACTTCGCAACGCGCCCGTCATGCCCGTCCACTACAAAGACGGTTTAAATCGTGGCTGGCCTGGAAATCAAACAAACCGTTTTTACCGCCCTGTGCCTGAACTCCGCCTATCTATTGGGCAAACGTTGTACATCGGAAACTCTGTGTCTTACGCAGGCTTTGCTGTCAACAACCCCAACGCCACAGTCACACGGCCCGACGGCACAAAAACAACCTATGAAAACCACGCAATGAGGGCACGTATTACACCACCCTCTAAAAACCCTGACTGGTACAAGGTTTATACAGCCTCTGGTGGTTTGTTTGATGACCTAACCAAAGCTTTCCGTGCCGCGGGAGCTAAGTAGGTTATATTGTATTAGTTGACCTAGTTTTATGGCAGTGGAACGCGCTATCGACAAACTCCGCAAGGCGTTTAGGGTCGATGCCCGCAGCAGCTACGCAATCAAGAGCGGAGACGAGCTGATCCTTAAAATCTATTGGACTCCTCTAACGATTGCTGATCGGGACCGGATCAACAACATTATTGAAGCACTCAAGCTCCAAGAAACAGATAACAGCTTGGATTTTGCAATCCAGATGGTGATTGAAAAAGCCGAAGACGAAAACGGCAAAAAGCTGTTTCAATCAGGCGATCGCGCTGCCATCCGTAACCAGCTTCCGATGAACATCGTGCTGGACATCATGGCCAAGATGCAGGAACTGTCGGAGGAGGCGAACCCCGAAGAGATCAAAAGCGACGCTCTCTGACAGCAACTACCTTTTCCTTCAGTTTTTCATCGCTGAAAAGCTCGGTATGACCCTTACCGAGCTTCGCAGTCGCATGAGTACGGAGGAGTTGTATGGCTGGAGCGCGTATTGCAGCCTTAAGTCAGAACTAGAGCAAAAGGAGATGGACCGTGCTCGCGAAGCGGCCCAGTATCGCCGTGTGCGCTAACGTGGAGACAATGTTCTAGGTGTGGTCGTGGCCGGAGCCGAGTACGAAGTAAATATATCTCTAAACACTAAAACTATTGACGGACAACTTAAGGGATTAGAAACGCGCATCAATAAGATGCGTCGCAGTATCAATGGTCCTCTTAGTGCTTTACAACGTCAAGCAACTTTAGAAGATCGAATAAAAGCAACTCGTGTCATATCTTTTCGCTTAGGAACGCAGTTAAATGCGTTGGAAGAAAGAGGTGTAAATGTTGCCAAAATGCGTAAGCAAATAAAAGCAGCAACAACAAATATAGAGAAAAAAGAGCTTGAAACAGCACGAGCTAGAAATAAAATTGTAGGTGATTTTATTAGACAAGAGGAGCGTGCGCTTAAAACTGGTCAGAAAAACCAGCGCATGCAGGCAGAAAACATAGATGCCCTGCAACGTGCTCGAGATGTGCAGTCTCGTTTTAGGGCGCAACTAAATCAACTAGAGTCACAAGGTGTAAATGTACGAAAACAGCGGAACCAATTAGGTAGATTAAGCACTGCGCAGGCAAAAGGTGAGTTTGGAACGTTCAAACAGATTGCCGCGGTACTTAAAAACAGCATTCGTAATGAACAGTCAAAACTGTCTATACAAAAAAGACAAACAACAGAACTAGAAAAGCAAGCAAGAATAAGATCTCAAGAGCTAGCTGGCGGACCTATGCGGTTTCCCAGCGGCGACATTGTCAGACGCCGAAGTGTAGTTGGCCCCTTCTTACCGCCAGTAGCAGGACCAGCGGCAGGGCCGTCATCCCCCGTCGGAGCTGGAGCCGCTGAGAGAACAGCTAAAAACTTAGCCAAGCAAACAGCGTCTGTTCAAAGAAGCGCTTTAAACCTTATGCGCTTAGCCGGAACGGCCGGAAGACTTGTAGGTAGGACAGCACGATTGATTGATAGTTCTAATTTGCGTCAAGCAAATGCTTCGGCTTTGCCAAGCTCTGAGATGCTTGCTGTAAGAGCGAAAAAATCTGGGCAAGACCTAGTTCAATTAAAAACAAAAGAAGCCCGCCTTCAAGAACGAATCGCTGAAGCTCTGGGACGTTCTGCTGAACGTAGTGCAGCTGTTCGTCGCGAAACGGAGCAAACGGTTCCAGCGTTACGAGCTGCTAGAAGGGCAATGCCCTTTGACGACAGTTTTGGGCCTCAACTACCAAGTCGAACTTCCGCTCCTTTAACCGGTTTGTTAGGTGGTTTTGGCGGTAAAAAGTTTGGAGGATTTAGCGGCAAACGTGCTGGAGACATTGCTCTTGGTGCTGGCTTCCCGCTGTTGTTTGGTGGCGGTCCAGGAGCTGTGCTTGGTGGTGCTCTTGGTGGAGCAACCGGAGGCGGTCTTGCTGCACAGATCGCCCTAAGTGCAATCGGACAACAAATAGATGCGCTTGTTGCTCGTATTGCCACTATTGGATCGGCTTTTAACGAACTAACTTTTGATCTAGATACGGTTGCCACAGCCACAGGCATTGCAAACACCGAAACGCAAGCACAGCTTGAAAAAATTGAGCAATACGGTTCAGCCGCTCAAGCTGCTCAACTCGCTACAGAACTTCTTACATCCAGAGTTGGCGGCCCAGGTAGAGATGCTCTCAAAAAGTTTGGCGAAGACGCAGTAAAACTAGGCAATAACCTAAATACAATTTTCACGCAAATTTTGGCAAATATTGCAAAAATTGCTGGTCCGCTTCTTGAAAAGCTTGCAAGGTTTGCTGGAGACATCGGTGCTCGCGGTGCTTTTGATAAAGCTGAAGGTCTTACTGGCGTAGAAGGCGCTGTTCAGAAATTTAGACGGTCAAGGCAAAACATTACGGATGTCAGAGCTTTACGTAAAAATTTAACAGCTGCTGGTTTTACAGGAGAATTACCTGCAGAAAGCACCGTATCTGCTAGAAAATTTGCTTCCGGTTTTGCGGCTAGATCTGGTCGTGAAATACTTAAAGGCCCTGAACTTAAGATTGCAGAAATTGCTGAAGGCATACAAACCCCAGAACAAGTAACAGCTGCCAATAAAATTGCAAAAGACAAAGCAGCGGCGGCAGCAGCTCTTAGAAAGGCACAGGAGAGGCTGCAAATCATGCAGCAAGAAAGCAGCCTAGGAAGGGAGTTGAAGAAACTTGAGTTTGAGCGAGCTGCAGAGATAGACAAAATTAACAAGCTGGAAGGCGCTTCAACAGAACAACGTCAAGCCGCTATTGACGCTACCAAAGACTACTTTGACGCAAGAAAAGGCGAGGAAATAGGCAAAGCACTAGGCGAAGAGCTTGCTAAAGCTATAGAGCTGAAAAAAGCTCAAGAAGATATTTTGAGGCCCTTGGAAGACCAGCGAAGGTTGCTCGAGGGCAAGCTGGCTGGAAACGAAAAGGAAGTGCGCTTAAAGCTAAAAGTCGAAGAAATTCTCAGGTCGGTTGAGGGTTTAAACGAACAAGACGTTGAAGCTGCTGTTAGAAGGAATGCTGCACTTGAGGAGCAAGTAAAACAGGTTGAAAGACTTGAAAATCTGTACCAGCAGGTTGGTTCTGCTATTGAAAGCGCATTGGTTGACGGAATCCAGGCTGCCATTGATGGCACGAAGAGCTTGCAATCAATCGTTTCCAGCCTTCTCAAGGATGTCGGCAAGATGTTCTTGCAGTTTGGACTCAGGACAGCGCTTAACTCCGTTAATCCTTCTATGTTCCCCCTGAATTTTGCTCAGGGTGGATATGTTTCTAGTCCTACTCGCGCTCTTGTCGGAGAAGGTGGTCAAGGCGAGTACATCATTCCAGAAAATAGGATGCGTGAAAGCATGGCGC